ATGCCTACAAACACGCTTTCCGATCACCAGTGTCGTACCGCCAAGCCTGCCGACAAGGCGCGCAAACTGTTCGACGGGCACGGCATGTTTCTCTACATCAGCCCGACCGGCGCGAAGGTCTGGCGAGTAGCCTACCGTGTCGATGGAAAGCCGCAAACCAAGTCCCTCGGTCCCTACCCACTGCTGAGCCTGGCCGAAGCCCGGATCAAGCGCGACGAGCTCCGCAAGGGGCTTCTTGACGGCATTTCTCCGAAGGCCAAGGCGAAGCCGAAGACCACGTTCTGGGAGGACTGCCAGACCTACTGGAATGGCCGCAAGGACGTTGCCGACGCATACCGGACGAATGCCCTGCGAGGAATCGAGCTCCACCTTGTGCCGAACCTCGGCGCCAAGGCAACGGCAGCAATCGACCGCGGCCTGCTGCTGGATGAGCTCAACCGCATGAATGCGGCCGGCCACTACAACTACGTCCGCAAGGTGAAGATGTGGAGCTCGCAGGTCTTCAACTGGGCGGTCGAGCAGAAATTCGCCGAGCTCAACCCGGCCGCCCTGATCGACTCGAAGACGGCGTTCGGGCGCTCGAAGGTCAAGCATCATGCCGCCGTGCGCCTGACGGACGTTCATGATCTCCTTGAGCGGCTGTCGTTCGAAAAGGACTTGAGCTCGGTGCTGGCCTGCCGCTTCTTGGCCTACACATGGGTCCGCACCAACGAGATGCGCTTCATGACATGGGGCGAGCTCGATGGCGACGTATGGCGCATTCAGGACGATCGGATGAAGGGCCGGAAGGACCACATGGTTCCGCTCTCCCGACAGGCTCTCGAAATCCTCGACAAGATGCGAGCCCGCCAGCGCGGAAGCGAATACGTGTTCGCTGCTGACCACCGGCTGGATCGGCCTATCAGCGAGAACACCGTGCTCGCCTTGATGGCGCGCATGGGCTACAAGGGCGAGATGACGGGTCATGGCTGGCGCACCGTCGCCTCGACTTGGGCGAACGAGGAAGGGTATGGCAAGGACGCCATCGAGCGGCAGCTCGCGCACTCACCAGAGGACAAGGTGCGCTCTGCATACAACCGCGCCGAGTACATGCGGGAGCGCAAGCCCATGCTCCAGGCCTGGGCCGACTGGCTAGACAAGGTTGATCCCGGCAGCGCGCAGGGTGGATAGCTTCCAGCCGCGAGTCTTCTGGCTGATGTCCACGTCTGGCTTTGGCAGCTTGCCGGCCTTGAGCCAGCGGCGCATCGCCTCGCTGCCGACGCCAAGTTTCTTGCACAGGTCGGCACGGTAGATTACGCGATCTTCTGCTTCGCTCATTCCGTCAGCCCTCCCATAGTGCTATCAGCCCCTTCAGCCTGGGTGGGGGTGATGATCTCGGCGTATTGCTCGCTGTGGCAGTCAGGGCACGGCAGCATGTAGTCGCACCACGGGTCCATGCCGTCGCCTCGGCAGCGCTCGCACACGGGCTCATCGAAGTCCTCGTCGCGATCATCGTAGTAGGCGTCCTCACCCATTGCTGCTCCCGGTATATGTGGGGTGGTCATGTCCCTTCTTCCTCTCCTTGATAGCCGGGATGAGCGATCTCGCAACCGCCGCGAAAATTTCCTGCCAGCCGCCAAGGTAGTCGCCGTTGGTGTCTTGGCTTTCAATTGACTGCGCCGCTTCCTCCAGTGCCTGCGCAGCACGTTCGTCGCCATAGGCGAGCATCTGGGTGGTGGTGAAGAGGGGCGCCGCATGATGCGCAGTTGCACTCCACGAGAAAGCGTCTTCTCTCACGGGGTCCCAGGGGGCAAAGAACGCCACCGGCGTGGCCCCATGCCATTAGCATCAACTGACGGTCGGGGTAGAGAGGCGAAATTCCGTCGCCATCGCGCAGCCAGCGATACCGCTCGGCATCCTTGCGCAAGCTCTCCATCTCTGCGAGCTGCGTTCTAGCCTTGTAGAGCGACGCAACGACCGACAGAATCGACTCGCCGCAGTAGGGGCCCTCCTCTGTGAGCATCGGGTACGGCGTGCCTGTGATGAGGTGCTCGCCGATCTGCTCAACGTGTCGGCTGGCTCCGCAGGTGTTGTGCGGGAAGTTGCGCGCCTTGACGACGGCTTTGCGAATCTCTTCATGCGCCATGGTTGCCTCCCTGGATAGCCGCATCGATGGTCTTGTTGAACCAGTCCCGATAGTCTGGATGCACTTGCGATGCACTCGGGTGGAACTTCAGGCTCTCCAGCGCCTGGGCTACACCTTCAGCGCGGAAGGCGAGCATCATCTCTTGCGTGTACAAGCGCTCGCATTTCGCGCAGCGTTCGTCTACAGCGCCAGACGTGGCGAACTCGAATAGGTCATCGCTCTCGCCATCGTCGTGATAGATGTACTTTGGATCCGGCAGCTTCACATCGCTCATTCCCCACCTCCAATTAACTGCTTCTCGGCCAAATGGAGGGTTGAGCCAGACTCTGCCCTCCCAAGGCTTCGACAGTCCGTCGTCATGCATCGTGTAGTGGTTCGCTGCTGTTTCCCACGGGCGAGCCACTGGGGAGCACGGATCGAGGCAGAAGGGTCCGAGCGCTTTCACGATTTCCGGCGGCGTCAACCACTCATCGTTTTTCATGCGGGCGCTTTGATGCGAAGAAAGGCTCATTTCGCATCCTGCCTCTTGCGCTCGGCCAGCACGTCACCAACGGCCAACTCTGCTCTTGGGTTCGCCGGAGTTCGCTTACCTTCCAGTGCCTTCTTAACCTCGATCATGCACAGACGCAGGTTGTATGCAGCGAGGGAGTTGGTCCCGCGCTCGAATTGCAGTTCTTCCAACACCTGGGGAATATGCCGACTCAATCCTTCCAGCAAGGCTTGGTCGGCCAGCACGCGTCCACAGCCATACATGCACGCGCCGTTGAAGTCGCACTCACCCGGATCGCCTTTGCATCGTACGTCGCGCAGTGCTGGGGAGGGTGGGGTGGCGAGGTACATCCGGCGACGGATGATTCCTGCGATGGCGCCTTTTCGCTTGTCCGGTGCGGGGTCGCCTTTGAGGTACGTTTCAATCAGTCCGGCGATGTAGTCGGGCCACACGTCATCCGTCAGCGGCTCGCCTACCGGCTCTGCCGGGGTGGCGGCAACACGGTCATAGGCTGCAACGAAGTCGGTGTCGGCCAGCAGCCCCATCACAGCATCGGTGATGATGTCGCGCTCCGTCTCGGTGGGCGTGTAGCAACCGTCGCGGCCCTCCTCGTCCTCGCCGACCATCTCGTAGTCTTCGACGTAGGCATGAATCGCCGCTTCGATCGCCGTCCAGTCGCGGGCCACTACTGGGGTGGGAGGATGGGCGACAGCAGGCCAGAACACGCAAGGCCACACGATGTCCGCCAGTGCTCTCCCTTGCTCGGGCGTCACCGGCACTGTCATGGAAAGCGACTTGCCGTTGCGCTCCCACGAAAGCTCCGCGTCGCCTGTTTTGGGGAAGTAGCAGGCGGTCACCTGAAGCTCCTTCGCCTCCGCTCCTACAGGCTTGTCTGCTTGCTTGGTGGCGAGAGAAAGGACAGCACGGGCGAATCCCATGTAGTCGAACTCATCGTGCCGCACGCCAGCGTGCAGGATGTGCGATTTGAAGTCATCAGCGAGATCGCGCAGCTGGTCGTCGCTCACGGCTTCCCTCTCTTTTTGCGCGGCTTGGGGTGTCATGCTTGCTCACCAACCAGTCGGTCAACGAGGGCGATAGCTTCTGCGACTGTCCCGATTTCCTGGGCCGCCCAGGCGGAAATCTCGATGCCGAATTCGTCCTCGATTGCCATCAGCATCTCGACGTTGTCCAGCAAATCGAAACCGTAGTCAGCGGAAAACGATTGATCGGCAGACATGGCTCCTTCGATGCCAGCCTGTTGCCGGATGAGTTCAAAGACTCGTTCCTCTGTGCTCATTTCATTCTTCCTTTAGTGGGAGGGACTAGGCGCCGATCTGATGGCACTGCCACTCGATGTCCGTGAACTCCTCGATTGCGTCGCCAAAGCACTCTCCCGGGTAGCGGGGCGGCCGGCTGTTGACTTCGACGCAGCGCACGTTCTTCCAGCCCTTCGAGTCCAGCAGCTGGGCGCAGTCGATCGCCGCCTGGCGGATCTCGAAGTTCTCGACCTCGTCGTCGAACCCGGGCTGGGCCGGCGAGGCGAGCACCCGGAAGCCGATGTGGGTGGGCTCCATCAGGCGACCACCAGCCTCTGCGACTGCACGAGCCGCGCGCCAGGCACCTCGTGGCCTGCCTTCAGCTCCGCTGCGATCGCGGTCTTGTTCGGCGCCGGCTCCGGCGGCTTCGGCTGGGTCATGAACTCCAGCGGGATCAGACCCGGCTCGAACACATCCACGCTCGGCGGGTTGTTCTGGAGCTTCAGCGCGAAGTACGGGCATTCGATCTTGGTCACGCCAGCAACCTGCATCGAGGTCTGCACGTACTTACGAAGGCCGGCCGCGCGGTTCTCGATTGCCTTCCGGCGCGCAGCCATCTGTGCCTCGGCTTCCTTGATGGCGACGGCGGATGCCTCAAGGTTTCGGGCGAACATCACGACGTTCTGCGCCTTGACTTCGAGGTCGCCAGACATGCCCTCCAGGGTGTCGAGCAACGTCTGGTCGTCAAGGTCCAGTTCGGCAAGCTTGGCGGCTTCGGCGCGGAAGGTGGCGGCTAATTCGTAGAGGGCGGTCATGCGGTTCTCCAGTTGGTCATTGCTTGCGCGAGAGGCGCAGGGTTGAATCGGGTTCGAGCGTTCTGTTCGCGGCGCTTGGCGACGTACCGGGCATGTGCGCGAGCCCTTGCGGCTTTACCAGCAGGGGAAATGGCGTAAGCCCGGTAATCGCGTTGCGGCATCAGGCGGCTTCGGGCTGCTTTGCCTTGGCTGCTGCGGCGCGCTCGACCTTGGCCCGGGCGTGAGCCTTGAGCTGGTCGATTGCGTCTTGGTCGGCTTCGTTGGCCGCGATGGCAAGCGCGTCGTTCAAGGCGCCCTTCATCTCGCCCGAACTCTTGGCCGCGTCGATCCGCCCGAACTGGGTCTTCAACCACGCTGCGCGCAATTCCGCTTGGCCGCGTCGTTCAACCTCGTGCGTCGTGGCGTCGGCGTCGTTGTCGCCCTCAGTTGGGATGGCGAACGCCTGCATGGCAGCGTACTTATAGGCTGCTGACATGGCCTTGTTGGTGGCCTTGTCGCCGCTGTCCATCGCCTCGCCGAAAGTCTTCACCACATGCTTGGAGCCGTCCTCCGCGCAGACGAAATCGAACTCGACTTCGACGGTCACGTAGAACAAGACGCCGCCATTCTTGGACGGATGCTCGGCGACGGTGCGAGCCAGCACCCTGGGCAGGATGCACAAGCCATGCTTTGCGAGCAGCGGGCTCAGCGTGTTGTAGACCTGATCGATCCCGCGGAAGTTGTAGCCCTGCTGCGCGTTGCGGGAATCCTTGCTGATGCCGACAGAGGCGAGAGCAGACTGGACGGCGTTGATTGCTTTGTAGACTTGCATTGCTGATCCTTGAAAAAGTTACGGGCGGCGCGCTCGGCGTCGAGTGCTTCGATGGAGTCGGGGCCGAACTGATCGACAGCTACGTCATAGGCGACCTGTAGGCTGGCGGCGGTGTCGTTCACAGCAACACCCACAGTCCATATCCCAACAGGCACACGCACAGAACAACGAACCCGAGAATCCCGGTTTCGGTGAAGAAGTCGCAGTCGTGCTCTGCATCGTCTCCAATAGGAGAGGCGGGGTTCATGCAGCCTCCGCTTCGTCAGCCAACCGCTTCATATCGGCCAGCGCCCGTTCGTTGCCGCAATAGAAGTCCGGCATGCGCTCCAGTTTCGGGTCGCTTGCCAGATAGATCAACGCAGCGGCTGCAGGCGTGCCCATCGCAAATTCGAGCGCCTTGCCGCCTTCGCCAGCGAGAGTGACAACCCAGCCGGCGCGGCAATGGGTGGTCCCGCAGTGCCACGAACCCATATCGAGCGCGCCCTCGGCAGACGCCGCTTCGTAGATGCGCTGATGGATGTTCTCGATCTTGACTGGACAGTCGCGCAGGTAGGCGTCGCGCAGGTAGGCGTCGCTCAGGTTGGCGTCGCTCAGGTTGGCGCCGCTCAGGTTGGCGCCGCGCAGGTTGGCGTCGCTCAGGTAGGCGTCGCTCAGGTTGGCGTCGCTCAGGTTGGCGTCGCTCAGGTTGGCGCCGCTCAGGTTGGCGTCGCGCAGGTCGGCGCCGCGCAGGTTGGCGTCGCTCAGGTTGGCGTCGCTCAGGTTGGCGTCGCGCAGGTAGGCGCCGCGCAGGTAGGCGTCGCTCAGGTTGGCGTCGCTCAGGTTGGCGCCGCGCAGGTAGGCGCCGCGCAGGTTGGCGTCGCTCAGGTCGGCGTCGCTCAGGTTGGCGCCGCGCAGGTTGGCGTCGCGCAGGTCGGCGTCGCGCAGGTTGGCGTCGCTCAGGTCGGCGTCGCTCAGGTTGGCGCCGCGCAGGTTGGCGCGAGCCTCGGTCGCCTGCTCCAGCGCATGCCGCATGTGCAGCCCGCTATCGAGGCCCTCCGGCGCATCGCACTCGAAGAGGACGGTTTCGCTGTTGTAGCGCGAGACGATTTTGATCTTTGCCATGACGATTCCTAACGTGTGAGATAGATGACGACCACGGCAACCGCCGCGATCAGGTAGAGGGCGATTTCGCTCGCCGGCATGCGGCGCTTGAATCGCGTGACACTGCAGGCGTACTGAGCATCTCCAGGGTGCTGGTCGAACATGCGGCGGGAGAAGCGAAGCGGGGTCATGCGAAGCTCCGCACGGCAACCAAGTTGCCAAAGTCATCGACAACGGCATGCCAGCCGCTGCACATGTTCTTGAAGAACGCTTCTCCAACGAACCAGACGAAGTACACGCGCGGGTCGGACGCGGCCTTTCCGAAGATGGCGTTCATTAGAGGTAATCTCCCTCGTCAATGCGCTGCTGCTGGCGGTCCCATGCGGCTTCCATCTCATCCGCAGCATTCCGCAGCACCGTCCCCGCATCCCTCAGATACTCCAGAGCCTCAACTCCGCAGTCCCTGTGCGAGAAGCTCGATTGCTCGATACGGCGAACAAGAGAATCGATCAGTTCCTGAGCTGCTTCTTCGGTGAAGTCGTAGTCAGGGATGTGGAAGAAGGAAACGCCAACGTCCTTGGCGGTCTTCTTCGGGAATCTCGACCGCAAGGAGACAGAGGCACGGTTGCGGAAGGCTTCGAGTTCCTTGGCCTGGGCGACCTGGCCGATGTTCGGGAGGGATGACACTGCTTTCTCCTGGCCCTGCTGATGTGCAAGGCATGGGGAGATACTAAGCGCGCTAAGTAAAAAACACAAGCAAGCTAAGCGATAACCTCTTAGCACGCTTGGTTATTGAACGAAAAAAAGCCACCCTGTTGGTGGCGGCTGAGGGAGCGAGGAATTTCTAGACCTGGAGCTGCGCCATCGGATCCTGACCCATCGCGCTGGACATCTTCTCGAACAATCGATTCATGTCCGCGGCTGATTCGTGGATGAAAACGTCATCGGCCATGCGCTCCGCCAACCTCAGCCCTGGCTGTGCGATTTCTATTCCCGCTCCCGCAATCAAGGCGAAGCGCTGGGCCTTCTGTTTGGGCGCGAAGGACGTAGCCAGTCCGAGGGTCAGCAACTTCGCGTTCGCCTCAACTTTCCGATGCTCTGCGTTGCTGCGATAGTCGAGGGTCTGTATGCAGTTCAATGCGCCGTTTTGAAGCGCGAAGTCGACTGTGAGACCTTCCTCAAGTGACAAGGCGAACCTAGGAATGATTTTGTGCGCAGCCAGCGTTTCGCCTGGTGTCGCCAGCCAGCCGTATGTCTCAAACGCTGACTTCACTTCGATAAACAGCCGTGACACGGCAGCACGAGGTGCTCGCACATTGGATGGCTTGTGCGGCTCGACGGCAACCGCTAGTGACCAGAGAATCGCTGTCCTGAATTCTTCTTCCGAGACGTACTCAAACTGTCCCTCATCACGGCTCAAGCTGATGGCCCCGACGCCATCCTCGTAAAGCGTCGCGGCTAAGGGATGGGCCTGAATCTCAGTGGCGATAGCGGCAACGCCGTCGCGTAAGTCGGCTAGGTTGCACGACGGGTCCATCGCACTGGCTTTGCGAAGATGCTCTCCCAAATGTGCGGAAACGGATCCATCAGGCCGAAAAACGATGAGCCCAAGCGTGCATTGCTCGCCTCGATGGCGATATGGTCGAAAGTTGATCAAGCGCGTTCGCGCTATCGCTGTCATAGCCACATTTTCGCACTGGTGGCACGGGCTTGGCGCTGATTTCTCCAGAAATCGTCAACAGCTGTAAGGTTGATATTGGCTGACCACTCTGCGGGCGCTTGGCTGATTGTCTTGAGCATCCAGTCGTCAGGCAGCGCGAGAATTTTGTCGAGTGCGTCGTGGTCCGCCTTGACGTTCATAAGGTCCCGAAAGTGATGCCACCACTTCGCAGTATGGCTTCCAGTCAATGAGTTCATATCTCCAAAGGGCTGTCCAGATTGAAGCCATGCCCTTGAGAAATCAATGGAGACCATCGTGGTCCCCGTGAGTTGCTGCCGAAATATGACATTCCTGCCGTGCCGATCATTGTTGGGAAGAAAGGCATCTGCCGGGTAGAGGCGGCCAAGGTCGGCGAGGTGAGGGCGAAAGTACTGTGCGATCGTATAGAACGAAGCGGGACCTTTCGGCAACTGATAGGACTGCAGTTCGATACGCGAGCCGAACGCGGGCGGATCTGATCTACGCACAAGAACTGCGCAGTCCGGGACAGGAAGACCGCATTCGCCCCACATGGAGTAGCAGACCCACTCGCTCAGCGGGAGCGTCTCCGAATCGGCTACCGTCTTCATAGCGTAGTCGTTCCCATCGTCCCCGCGGGCAACCCATTTCAGATCTTTGCCGTCGAGGCCGACCGAGACGGACGGAACGATTGCTGTGACGTTGACTGGGAGGAGACTCAACTGCGCCATAGGTCAAGAGATTGGTCTTGTTTGTTTTTTTGTGAAATCTTTGGTCTCAACTGTCAGGGTTGGCCCATCAAGCAAGGACGCGAGTTTTGAAGCAATTGCATCGGCCATGGCGCGATCCCGAGCCATCCGTTCAAAAAGCGGCGCGGCCTGCAAACGGGTGATCTCGTCAGCTATCTCAAGCTTTGCAACGAGCGCCTGCAAAAGTTCAAGGGTCGACGGCGGCTGCGGCAGTTCACTTTGAGCAGCCGATTGACCACCAAGTGGAAGACGCTTTGGTCCTTTCCCCTTGGCGATCCAGAGCGCACAAAAACCGGTTGCCTTCTCAAGCTTCGACGCTGCCTCGATCTTGCCAATGGAATGGATGGCCTTGCTTCCCTTGCCCAGCCATTGATAAACGGCTGACTCGGTCACGCCCGCAACCTTCGCGACGTTGGCCACGTCCCACTGGGTTGCACGCATGAGTTCCTCCATGCGCTCGATAAGCGTCGTCATAAGCATGATTACATACCCGACTTCACTAAGCGGGCTTTGTCAATATGGAATAAGCGTGCTAACCTCACGGCATGCTCAAGACCAAAGCCATTGAACTTCTCGGGGGATCCGTCACCGCCGCCGCCAAAGCAGTCGGCATTACCCCTGCCGCAGTGACGCAGTGGCCCGACGAATTGCCTGATCGGATCGCGGACCGTGTCCTCGCGGCCTTGGCGCGCGAGCGATTGCCAGAACTCTTCGGGGCATCCAACGATCGCGCAAAGGCGGCCTAAATGCAGATCGTCACCCGCGACTACCAAGGGCATGCCATCGCCTACCAGGACGATGGCTGGTTCAACGCCACACAGGCGGCGGCGAAGTTCAGCAAGCGCGTCGATCACTGGCTCGCGAACCAAGATACCAAGGACTACGTGGCCGCCATCCTGCGCCGCGATTCGAATACCCGACTTTCCGGGTATTTGAAAACGAAGCGCGGCGCTTCTGGTGGAACGTGGCTGCATCCACGCCTCGCCGTCGCCTTCGCGCGCTGGCTCGATGTGGACTTCGCAGTCTGGTGCGACGAGCAGATCGATCTTCTGATTCGCGGCAAGGTTGACTGGCGCAAGGAGCGCAACCAATGCGCGGCCACATACAAGGTGATGAGCGAGATGCTGCGCCTCACCCGCGCCGACGACGGCAAGGTGACTGCGGCTCAACATTACTGCAACGAGGCTCGGCTGATCAACAGCATCCTCGCCGGCGAGTTCAAGGGACTGGACCGTGATGCGCTCAGTGTCGACGACCTCGCGCTCCTGACGCACCTCGAAGAGCGCAACGCGGTCTTGATTGGTCGCGGCTTCGCCTACGACCAGCGCAAGTCGGCTCTGCGCTCCTACGCCATGGACTGGCGCATGGCGCGCACTCCGATGCTGGCTGACACCGCAAAGGCCTGACCCGTGGTCCGCAACGCCTTCATCTACGTCTTGCTGATGGCAGGTGCCGGCTACACGGCTGCCGACGCCATTTGGAACGCCGACGCTTTCATGTTCGCCTTCGCGGCGCTGGTCGGCTGCATCGCCACGAACGAGGTCCTGAAGGACTGATTGCGCGGCGTCATGCACATGAACCCAACAAGTCTCCTTCTTGATGTGTCCTCCGGTCTCCGCGCTCGTCTGCGGGGGGCCTCCTGCCATGGGCGCAATGCCGGCAGGGCACATCAAGAAGGGCGTGATTTTTCGCGTCGTCATGCCCTTAGTTTTCACCAGCGCGGACTGGTTAGTCGACTGGTTAGACGTTTTCATTTTTCTATCGAGGCCCCGATGGATCAACTTGAATTCCCCCTCCACGGAAGGCTTGATGCGCCTTCCGTTGCGCCCCAGCAATGGGTCAATTACTGCAAGACATACCGCGATGCAGTTCGCGCCGCATGGGCGCTGCGCCGCATCAAGGGTGCGAAGGCTGCCGACATGGCGCGCGACATGGAGTTCACCGCCCAGCACATCAGCGACTGGCTTGCCAAGGACGACAAAAAGTCGCGCCGCAACCTGCCGGCCCATCGCATTCCCGACTTCGAGATGTATGTGGGAAACACGCTCGTAACGCAGTGGATCGCGAGCCACGCGCAGTTGACCGTGCTTGAGCAGATCACTGCAACCCAAAAGATCGCATGAACCGCATCACCTACATCGTCCGGCTCGTCCTACTGGCTTTGCTATCACCGCAGTTGGTCGACGGCGATGTGGGTGATGGCACACGAAGGAAGAACTTGGAAATGAGCGCCCCTGATTACGACGAACTGCGCGAGGACGGCCGCATGGTCATCGACTTCTCGAAGCGGAAGGCGATGGTCTACACGAACCCATATGGCCAAGTCATCCTGGCGTTCGAGGAGGATGGTGAACTTCACTATTCAGACTTCGAACCTGAAGAAATCCCTGCGCTTATTGCCGCGTTGAATCGCTCCGCCGAGGAGGCAAAGCAAATCGCCGGTGAGCGGGCGGCCGAATACGGCGCGCACGTCGCCATTGAGACCGCTAAGGGTGGTAGCGGCACATGACGGCATTGGTCAAGTACGACGCGGCCCGCCGCGCGCTCTCCGAAGCCGTAGCCGTCGACGAGGTGAAGGACCTCCGCGACAAGGCCGACGCCATGCGCATCTATGCGATGCAGGCCAAGAACAAGGACATGGAAGTCGATGCGGCCGAAATCCGCATCCGAGCAGAGCGCCGTTTGGGTGAACTGATCGCGGCGCAGAAGCAGACCGGAGGATTAAACCGCGGCGCTTCCGTTTCGGGAGCGAAAGCCGGTGCGAACGACGGTTCGTCGGCGGTCGTCACCAACGACCGCCGACCAAAGTTGGCCGATGTCGGCGTTAGCAAAGACCTCTCCAGCCGGGCTCAGAAGCTTGCGGCTGTTCCCGAGGAAGAATTTGAGTCCGAAGTGGGTGAGTGGCGCGAGCGGGTTAAGGCCGAGGGCGAACGCGTCACCACCCGCCTTGCCACGGCCGGCGCCCGCGTCATCAAGGAACAGGCTGGCACCCCTGCGAACGACTCCCGCGACGAACTGACCGAGGCCGCTTTTGCCATCAGTGAGCTGGCCGAGGAAAACGAAGTTCTCCGCGCGCAGATCGCAGTCGGCCAGATGGATGCGCCTGAGGTCGAGCGTATCAACGCCGCCGAAATCATCTCCGACCTGCGCGCTCAGGTGAAAACGCTCGAAGCCGAACTATCGGCGATGCGCGTTTCCCGCGACCGCTTCCAGACCGAAAACCGGGAACTGATGAAGCAGGTTGGCATGAACGCCAAAGAACTGAAGAAGCTGAGGGCAGCATGAAACAGGCCCTGGAGCTCTACGAATATCAGAAGGGCATCCTTGACCTTTTGCGTCAGGGCTTCGCTCAAGGGCATCGTTCACAAATTCTTGTCGCGCCCACTGGTGCCGGCAAGACGGAAATGGCCATCGCGCTGCTCGAAGCCACGGCAGGCAAGGGAAACCGCGCGGCGATGCTGCTCGATCGGATTGTCCTCTGCGACCAGACCAGTCTTCGCCTGCAGAAGTACGGCATCGACCACGGCGTGATGCAGTCGGGCCACTGGCGGTATCGGCCGGCTGAGCGGATCCAAATCTGCAGTGCGCAGACCATCGAGAAGCGCGGCAGTTTCCCCGGCCTGAAGGTCTTGATCGTCGACGAGGCGCACCAGACTCGCAAGCAGACCGTCCAGTTCATCAAGAACAACCCCGACGTGCGCGTGATCGGCCTGACCGCAACACCCTTCACGAAGGGCCTCGGTGCGATCTATTCCAACGTCGTGTCCAGCGTCACCACTTCGGAGTTGGTGCGCCTCGGAAAGTTGACGCCGCTGCGCGTGTTCATCGCCAAGGAAATCGACATGACTGGCGCCAAGAAGGTCGCTGGCGAGTGGGCGCAGGACGAAGTGACCGAGCGTGGCCTGAAAATCACTGGTGACATCGTGACGGAGTGGGTGAAGAAGACTCACGAAGTCTTCGGTGGCCCTCGCAAGACCGTTGTCTTCTGCGCTGGTGTCGCGCACGGCGCCGACCTGGCGCAGAAGTTCGCTGAGGCCGGCTACAACTTCGTGAGCCTTTCGTACAAGGATGACGACCAGTTCAAGCAAGACGCGGTGAAGGAATTCGCGAAGGCGGAATCCTCGATCCATGGCTTGATCGCTACCGACATCCTGACCAAGGGCTTTGACGTTTCGGACGTCATGATCGGCGTCTCGGCTCGCCCCTTCAGCAAGTCACTCAGTTCGCACATCCAGCAGATGGGCCGCGTCATGCGCTCGCATCCTGGCAAGGACTTCGCGCTGTGGCTGGATCACTCGGGCAACTACCTCCGGTTCCAAGAGGACTGGGATGATGTCTACGAGCAGGGCGTCCATGAACTGGACGACGGCAAGGAAAAGACCAAGAAGGAAAAGACCGAGGCCGAGAAGACGGCTGCGAAGTGCCCACGCTGCTCTCACGTCTGGCCCAGTGCGGCTGACAGCTGCCCCTGCTGCGGGTTCGTTCGGCAGCGCCGCAACGAGGTGACTGCGGTTGCTGGCGAGATGGAAGAATTGATCGGCGCTGGGAAGGCGCGTCAGGAAAAGCGTGATTGGTACGCCCAACTTCTCGGCTATGCCGAGGAGCGCAGTTATCAGCCAGGCTGGGCTTCGCACAAGTTCAAGGCGAAGTTTGGCTCATGGCCGAACGGCCTTCACGTGGAGCCGACGATTGCCTCGCGCCAAGTGCGTAGCTGGCTAACCAGCCAGCGCATCCGGGAAGCCAAGGCTAGGCAGAAGGAGGCTCGGGCCGCATGACTTCCTTCATCGACTTTTGCCGCGCCCACGGCGTCATCATCGACGCGCTGCCCCAGATCGGCGTCTGGAAGCGATTCAAAACGACTGACAAGCCGATGCATCGCAATGGCGCGGTGAAGTTCATGGGCGACCATGGGTTTGTCCAGAACCACGCGACGATGCATGAGGTCAGTGTCTGGCGCTGCGAGGGTGAGTCAGCGGTAGGGCACCAAGAGATTCAACGCATTGCGCGTGAGGCATCACAGGAGATCGCACGGAACCAGGCGAGAGCGGCTGACCGCGCTCGACAGATGCTCAGCCAGTGCGAAGCCCGAAAGCACGCTTACACAGCCGCGAAGGGCTTTCCCGACGAGATGCTGAACGTCCTGAAGACGGACCTCGGCCCGCTGGCCGTGATCCCGATGTGGGTCAACCGTCAGATCGTTGGTGCTCAGACCATCACCGAAGCCGGCGAAAAGAAGTTCATCTTCGGGCAACGCTCGGGCGGTGCCGAGTTCATCTTCGCCAACCGCGGCCCTCACATCCTCTGCGAAGGCTACGCCACAGCCTTGTCGGCCCGCGGTGCCCTCAAGAACCTGAAGCGCCCGTACACGCTGCACGTCTGCTTCAGCGCCGGGAATATGAAGAAGGTCTCGGCAGATCTCGAAGGAGGGATTGTCCTCGCCGACAACGACGCCAGCGGCACCGGTGAGCGCATCGCTCGGGAGATCGGATGGCCTTACTGGATGAGCGACCGCATTGGTGAGGACGCCAACGACTACCACCAGCGCCTCGGCTTGTTCGCACTGGCCCAGGGCCTCACACAGACCCTCAGGCAGGCGATGGCAGTGCCGTAGAGCCTTTCCATCAAGCACCTTGCCGGTCGGCCAGCATTTAACGACAGCAGCAAGGGAAGAGCGGGGGACTGTGAGGAAGTTCTGAAACACCCCGGCAGGCGGCGAAGGCAGCACCTGTGAACGTCAAGGCTACCGGGTCATGTAACGCGACGGGTCAAGTCGGAAGCATGTGAAGGCCAGCCTAAGGAGGCTAGGTCTGTCCGCTCGGGGTCAGGGCTCAGAAGAGGCCCGGTATTCAAGGGCTTATCCATAGTTAAAGAGGACGGAAATGCAGAGCAGGTTTCTAAACGAAGAGGTGGTTGCATGACAGCGATGCGAATCGTCGTCAATGCGTTGTCGGATGGTATTCCGCGCACGACTCAGGAGCTGATGGCCGTCACCGGCATGACCAAGCGCCAGATCAGCAGCGCGACGGCAGGGCTGAAGGCAAAAGGGCAGCTGGCCTCAGTGCCCGTGACCTATCAGCTGGTCGAGGGCGAGTTCCCGGATCGGCGGTTGAAAAAGCAACCGGAGGCAGTCAATGCATGAACAAGCTGGAACATCTGGAGCATTTGGTCTCGCTGATGGCCGAGCCCTTCCGAGAAGCGTGGAAGGCGCATTGCTGGCGTCGAGCGAAGGAGTTGGCCGCGCAGAACCCGGAACTGGCGGACTTGCCGGAAATGCTGGCGCAGGCCGTGAAAAGCTCAGCTTCTACACCCGCCGCGCCGTCGAGTGCAGTGCCGAATCAGCAGCCCGAGAGAACAGAAAGCCCGTCGACGCCTGTCCTTACAACATGAGCTTCGCGCCGCTGGAGTTCGAGAACTGGAAGGCGGTCTACATCCTCAACGGGGGAACCTGGCCATGAGCGTCATCGAAGGCGCGTCGGTCAGCGTCAAGACCATGAGCGACGGAACTCTTCGGCTGTCGATCGACATCGAGCCGCGGAACGCCCAAGCGGCTTTCATACTGTTCGGTGCACCTGGCCGGGCTGTTGCCCTTGCTGCTTTGGTCGATGGCCATGGAGCAGTGCAGGAGCAATCCGAACCTGTGAAGGGTCGTCACTGGGCAAAGCTGGCGGGCATGTGGTGTGAGGACGCCGATTTTTGGGCCTTCATGGAATCGACTGGTGTCCACACCGTCAGGGATCCGGCAAGCGCTGCCGACGCGGTCCGAGCGGTTTGCAGGATCAACACCCGGGCCGAGCTGGATCACGACGCGCGGGCGCTCGAGGTGTTCAATTCCCAGATCCGCTACCCCTTCATGCGGTGGATGCAGGCTAGGAGGATCAAGAAATGATCCAGTCTCCCACGAAGCCGAAGGCGTGCAAGAACTGCCGTGCAGCATTCATCCCGAGTCGTCCGATGCAGGTGGTCTGCGGCCCTCAATGCGGCCTAGAGCGTGCACGCAAGAGGCGGGAAGCTGAGGAAAAGAAGGCCAAGACCGCTGAACTGAAAGCTGACCGCGCCAAGCGTCAAGAGCAGATGACGATCGGCGAACTGATCGAAGAGACGCAGGAGGCATTCAACGCCTACATCCGTCTCCGCGACTTCGGTAAGCCCTGCATCTGTTGCGGCAAGCCGATGGAGCGCGACGTGCTCGGCCAGCCGAAGGTGAACGCCGGGCACTGGCGCACCCGCGGCGCTGCCGGCCATCTCCGCTTCGACGAGGCGAACGTGCACGCACAGCGCGTGTCCTGCAATAGGCCTGGTGGAGCGAACGCCGGATTGTTCCGCGAGGGAATGATCGCGCGCGTCGGGTTGGCCGAGGTCGAACGCCTCGAAGCCGACAACGAGCCCGTGAAGTGGGAGCGCCACATCCTGCGGCAAATCAAGGTGATCTATCGCGCCAAGTTGCGCGATCTACGGAGGAAAGCATGACTGACAAGCCCCACGGCTGGATCAACCCAGTTCCCAACACCCAAAAAGCCGCCTGCGGTGGCCCTTCGATGTGCGAACAGTGCAAGAAGGAGCGGGATGAATCCTGGCCGGTAATCGATGAAAGCCTGTTGCCCGAGCCGCCGTCAGTGATCGCCGCTCGGCGCTTGGGCTTCGAGCCCTTCGAATACGGCGAAAGGAATTGACGAATGAAGATTCTTGACCGCTACGCCTCCGCCGTTCGCTCCTCCTGCCTGACGGTGGATGAGCGCACTTCGTACAGCGATACAGATGTCCTCGGTGCGATGGGTCTTGCCCACCGCGACCTGTCTGAAGGCCGGACCTGGTCGAAGGGGCGCCAGGTTCCCATCCCCAAAGCGCAGCTAGCAGTACCGCTCGAGCGGCTCTTCATGGGAGACAACAGCGCCGCCCAGGAGATCGTCGAGATCATGGTCGAGTGGCTGCGCGGCAAGGCGCCTGCTCTACGCATGAAGATGACGACCCTGCAGTGCGGTGATATGGCCAAAGCCTGCCTAGCGTGGCATCGCGACGGCGTCTGCAAGCACTGCGGGGGCCACGGCCAGAGCGTCATCAAGGGCAGCACGACCATCGGCGGCGCGATCTGCAAACACTGTAGGGGCACCGGGCGCATCTTGTTCGAGAAGCAATTCCGCCATGAGCATCGAGATCTCGCCCGGTGGCTTGTGGGTGAGATCGAGCGGGAGCAGGGGAGAGCAGGTCCCGCGGCGATGCGGAAGATCGCAGCCCAGCTTCATCTATGAGGACTGGATGCATGCCCCTTGTTGCGGATCAAATATTCGTGTACAGTGCGGCCACCTGTATATAGCCGATGTGTCGTCGGCAAAGCAATAGAGCAGGCCCGCCGATTGATGGCGGAGCCACCTCCAAATTTCTAAGAGCCGCCCGCTGAGGCGGCTTTTCGCTTCTTGATCTCGATCTCTTGAGCCGCGACCCAGGACCAGACGTCCTTCGATAGATAGCCGCCAATGACGCCCGCAACTTCTACGAGCAGAAACTGAAATTGCTCAATACCGTTGAAGTTGCCAAGGCGCGCACGAATCACATCGTGCGCGAGATCAGTTTCGAAGGCGATGGCGCAGGTATGTTCTCCCGCTGAGATGACGCGCCAGTTCTTGCCGGCAGTTGATTCGACCGAGCTTCGGATGTCACGCAGCAGGTTCGCATGCTGCCGAACGCTTGGATAAAAGAGGGTAAGTTGGTAGAGGGCCATCTCAGAATTCCTATTTGGGGCTCTCATCCTTACATCATTGATAGTTGTCTCCAAGGTCGACCACCGGCCTTTTTGCCCACTTCGGTGGGCTTTTTCATTCTGAGGCGCCCATGACATCTCCCATCGCCGCTCTGGAAGCCGCTGCTGCCGAAGTGCGCGCGAAGCTCGGCCAGCTCCCTGGCGAGATCGAGGCCCATTTCGGCGCGTTCCTTTCCCATGCGAAGGCAACCGAAGCCAAGTTGGACGCTGCTGTTGCGCTTGTTGAAGCCGCCGGCTACGTCGTCACCAAGAAACCCGTTTCCTAACCGGAGCCATCCATGACCTCTGCTGTCTACGACTTCACGACCGCCTCTCAAGACTTCCCGGCCGGCACCGTTGCCGCGGGCTATCACCTGACGCTGACCGAGATGAGCTCGGGCGCCGTCTTGCTGGGCACCGCTGCCCTGACCGAGACCGAAGTCTCGATCGCCGATGTGCCCCCGGGCACCTACAGCGCTTCGATCGCGCTGGTCGACGGTTCGGGTGCTGCCTTGGCTCCGGCTGTCGTAGCGGCTGAACCCTTCGTGGTCGCACCTCCGACGCCGACGACCATTTCACTGGCGGTGCCCGTCTCGCTGGTCGCCAAGGCTTCGGCCTGATCCTATGCGCTGCGTGTTGTGCCGATGGCTCGAGCGGTTCTGCCGCCCGCGCTATCGCGTGCCGACATCGCTGATGCTGAAGAGCCACCAAATCCGGCATCCACACTGACACGGCAAGCGGTTATTGCAGCCTCCCCGTGAAGGCCAAGCCGGCCCGCGCAGTCGTCGGGCAAGACGCCGCCAGCGAACCGCCTCCCAGCAACAGCGCGGGCTTTCTCCCTTTCACCGCCGCTGGGAGGCGTGTACGCCCCCTAAGGATTCGACATGGCAGCTCCCGGTCCATTCGTCATCGGCAACTTGCCGAAGCTCAACCTGTTCAACGCGACCGGGCTGCTGAATGCCACCGCAGCGAACTTCCGCCTAGCTCTGGTCACCTCCGCTTGGACGCCGAACACGGCGACTGACGAGCTGTGGGCCGTCGCCTCGGGCAGCGAGATCGCCAACGGCAACGGCTACACGACTGGCGGCATCAACCCTCCGTCCGCCGCACTGTCGCAGACCTCGGGCGTCGTGAAGTTCACGAGCAGTTCGGCCGTTTGGACGGCGTCGGGCACTGGGATCCCGGCTTGGCGATATGGGGTGCTGTACTACCTCGGAACGCTGAACAGCAAGGTGAACCCGCTGATCGCATACTTCCTGGGTGATGCGACGCCTGCCGACGTGCCGCTGACGACCGCCGGCAACACGCTGACCTTCACGCCGAACGCGAGCGGCATCCTAACGGCTACGTAAGCCGGGTCTCCGGCCGTGACGATCGCCTTTGTCCAGAAGGGCGCGAACTCCCAAGTTGGCGGGTCCGGGTCGCCGACCAACACGCCCACGATCACCGGGGTAACGACAGGGAATTGGCTCGTCGCGACCGGCTTCGCGGCATCCAGTCTTACCGCGAATTTCACGCCGACGACGCCCTTGGGCTGGACGGTGGCGGCGCAGGCGATCAGCGTCCTGAATGGCGCGGTTTCGATCAACGTCGCGATCTACTACAAGAAGTCGACCGCAGGCGGGTCGGAGTCTTGTGCCTTCAATTGGGTGGCGAGCGACGCCTACAGCGAATGCTCGATCGCCGAGTTCAGCGCGCCGGGTGGACTCGTCCTCGGCCCCACGGCGCGCAACAGTGCGAATGCCGTAACGACCTTTGGTGCGGGGCCGACATCGGCCACGAGCGCTGCAACGCTGGTTGTGACCGCCGGCATGATGCTGGACGGCAGCTACAACGGCACGAGCATGAGCGTGTCGTCGGGCTACACGACGATCTACAACGACCCGAACACCTCGGGGGTCTACATCCCGGGCGACTGCTCTTACAAGCTGGTCGCAGCCGGCGCGCAATCGGCTACGTGGTCGTGGACAACGGCATCGCAGGGAATCGGCTCCCTGGTAACGTTCACCGAGGGCGCTGCGGTCGTCATCACGCCTGCGCAACTTGCTCTGGCGGTGGCGGGCTATGCCCCGACGATCGCGCAGCCCAAGATAGTCACGCCAGCGCAGAAGGCGCTTGCCATCGCCGGCTTCGCGCCGACCCTTGCGCAGCCGAAGGTGGTCGCTCCTGGCGTCAAGGCACTGGTTCTCGCGGGCTTTGCGCCGACGGTGTACCGAGGGCCACCGCTGCTGTTGGACCTCTACCCCGGCGCGGCGTCGGCCTATTCGAGTCGGTTGCTTCGTTCGGGCTACACCGGGTATTGCCTGCGGGTACGCCGGTCCAGCGACAACGCAACGCTGGATGTGGGTTTTACCGGCTCACCGGCCGCGCTCGATACAGCCGCGCTGCTGACGTTTTGCGGTGCTAGCGACGGGTTTCGGGTCACAGACTACGACCAGTCGGGGAACGGCAACGACAAGAGCGCGCCGACCACGGCAACGCAGCCAAAAATTGTGGCCGCCGGGGTTTTGGTCACGTCGAATTCTTTGCCGACCGCGCAGTTTGACGGGACGGACGATGCCGAGGCCACCGGATACAACATTGCCGGATTGAATAGCTCGCGCGCCGTGAGCATGTTCGTGGTCGATCAGATTGCGAACAACACGCAGACTCAAGGCGGCATGGCGGTCCTTGAGAGGAGCGCGCAGTACGACATTAGTTCGGGCTTTGTCTTTGAGCGTCGCACGACCAATATCGGGCTAACAATGGGCTCGGGTGCCGGGGGTACGGCGCCGACTACGGCTTTCCAGCTGCTGACGACGCTGGACAACAACCTTGCGCTTAGTGTGCGCAATGCGATCTGCTCTGCAGTCACCAACTCCCAGTTGACGACGCAGATTGACGGGTCGGGCAACAGAACACTTACCTCAGTCGCGGGCTCGTTGGCGACCGGTAGCTTCCAAAGCTCGGGCACCGCCAACCACCGCTTGATTGTCGGCAACGGCTGCAACAACACGGCGGGGACGCTGGATCGTCCCTACGCCGGTCGGATATCGGAAGTCGTCGTCTACACGACGGAGCAAAGCGCGAATCGCTTCGCCATATCGGCGAATCAAGCGGCGTACTTCGGGGTTATCTACGCGACGGTTTTACCGTCGGCACCCGCGTCTCTAGGGCTCACCGGCTACGCGCCGTCGATCACTCAGGCACTCCCGAGCGGCATAACGGTCATTCCGGACCCTATAGCTCTGGCTCTGAGCGGCTTTGCGCCGGCGATCGACCAGACGCAGAGCGTGCAGCCTGGTGTCGACGCGCTGACCTTGACCGGGTTTGCGCCGGTCATCACCCAGTCGGCTGCAAGTGTCGTCACTCCAGGCGCCGTGGCATTGGCGCTGACTGGATACGCGCCGACCGTGGCGAGGACGGCGGCACAGAGCGTGACGCCGAGCGCGGCGAGCATGGTGATCGCGGGCTTCGCACCCACGCTGCTGCAGCCGCGCGCGGTCGCACCGGCGCAAGCGGCTCTGACGATCACCGGCCTGGCGCCGACGATCAGCCGCACAGCAGGCGTGGCAGTCGCACCCGGTACGGCTCTGCTCGGATTGACGGGGTTCGCGCCCAGTCTGGTGCAGTCGGCAAATCTTGGGCTGGTCCCTGGGCCCGCATTGATCGGGCTGACGGGCTTGGCTCCGGGCATCTTCATCGGGTCGTCATTGATCGCCGATCCTAGGTATCTGGTGACAGCGACCGCACGGAACTTCAGGGCATCGGGTGCCTCGGCGAATTGGACCGCAGTGGCCTCGTCTCGAGACTTCACGGTCGACGCTGAGGCCAGTAACTACATCGTGACAGCGGATCAACGGGATTTCACGGCAACAAAATGACCTGCGACATCCAGTTCTTCTCCTGCAAGGATCCGGCCGAGACGGTGCCGCTGACCTTCGACTTCACGGACGCGCTGCCTGACGGCGTGACCCTGGCGTCGATCGTCTCGACCACGTTCGCCGTCTGCGCCGGTGTGGATGCAGGTCCTGCACTGGTGGTTGGCGCCTTCTCCATCTCCGGTGGTTCGATGGTGCTGGTCGGCGTGAGTGGCGGACTGGACGGAGTCAACTACGAGTTCAAGGTCACCTGCCAGACCAGCAACAGTCAGCTGATCCTGACGCTATCGGCGATCCTGCCGGTGAGGGCCTGACCATGGGCCGGAAGTCGAAACTCACCGATTCCCAGTGGGTCGAGATCGAGCGCCGGTTGCTCGAAGGCGAATCCCGCCGTGCTCTTGCGAAAGAGTTCGGAGTGGCTGAATCCACCCTGCGCGAAAAAGTAACCGCGCAGGTGACACAGATCAAAGTCGTTGCAAATCAAATAGTTGCGACCGAGCAGGCACTTAAGGCTCTCCCGATTTCCGCGCAGCTTTCCGCGCAGTCGCTGGCCTCGAAGCTTCGCTCAATCAGCGATCACTTGGCACGAGCAGCGGACTACGGAGCGGCAACGGCTCACCGGCTTTCGGCCATTGCTCACAGCGAAGTGGCCAAGATCGACGACGCCACGCCACTCAACGCGCAGAGCGTGGAATCGCTCAAGGGCATTGCGGTCCTGACCAAGATGGCGAACGACTCGAGCTCGATCGCACTAAACCTGGTGGCGGCGAACAAAGACACGGTCAAGTCGCTGAACGAGCCCGACGAAAGGCCACCATCTCTTGACGACTTCTATGGAGGCCTCCCCAAGCCTGAACCCCGCGCTGCGTGACTTCTGGCTCACGCCGGCGCGCAACCGTGTTCTTTATGGGGGGCGGGCTTCGTCGAAGTCATGGGATGCCGCGGGCTTCGTCACGTACCTGGCGGACAAATGCAAGATTCGCGTCCTTTGCGTGCGGCAGTTCCAGAACAAGATCGAGGAGTCGGTCTACACGCTGCTGAAGATGCAGATCGAGCGCTTCGGCCTGAGCCCGCGCTTCACCGTGCTGGACAACAAGATCCGAGGGCGTAGAACGGGCAGTGAGTTCCTGTTCTACGGCCTGTGGCGGTCGATTGACGAAATCAAGTCGCTGGAGAGCATTGACATCCTCTGGATCGAGGAAGCGCACAACCTCACCGAGGAGCAGTGGAAGATCCTGGAGCCGACGATCCGGAAGGCCGGCTCACAGGTGTGGGTGATTTTCAACCCGAAGTTGGCTACCGACTTTGCGTACAAGCGCTTCGTCACGAGCCCACCGCCCGACACGATCATCCGGAAAATCAACTACGACGAGAACCCATTCCTGTCGGAGACGATGCTGAAGATCATCGAGGCGGCGAAGCTCGAGGACCATGACGAGTACCTTCACATCTACGAAGGGATGCCGAAGGACGACGACGACGCGGCGATCATCAAACGCTCGTGGGTACTCGCAGCGATCGACGCCCACAAGAAGATCGGCTTCGAAGCATCTGGATCGAAGCGCATCGGCTTCGACGTCGCCGACAGCGGCAACGACAAGTGCGCCAACGTCTTCGCATACGGCTCCGTGGTGAGTTGGGCAGACGAGTGGAAGGCTGGCGAGGACGAATTGCTCAAGAGTTGCGCTCGGACCTACGCCGCGGCGCGCGGTCGCGAAGCTTCCGTGACCTACGACTCGATCGGCGTCGGCGCCGGGTCGGGCGCGAAGTTCGGCGAGATCAACGACCAGCGTCGGTCGGAGGGCGAGACCTTCCTGGTCAGCTACGAGAAGTTCAACGCTGGTGCTCAGGTCTGGGAGCCGGATAGGAGCTACCAGCCAGGCATCACGAACAAGGACATGTTCGCCAACATCAAGGCACAGGCTTGGTGGATGCTGGCGGACAGGTTCAGGAACACCTACAACGCCGTGCATCGGGGCGAGAAGTTCGATGACGACCAGTTGATCAGCATCGCGAGCGACTGCCCGCACCTGGATCGTTTGGTCGATGAGTTGTCGACTCCGAAGCGTGACTACGACCAGAACGGGCGCGTCAAGGTGGAGAGCAAGAAGGATTTGGCCAAGCGGGAGGTTGCTTCTCCGAACTTGGCCGATGCCTTCGTCATGTGCTACCCGCCAGGCGCTCGGGCGATCGAAATATGGGCAAGGCTTGCAGGATGAAAAGACAAACACGAGCCGCCCGCGCCCGCCAGGTCGCTACCAAGGACAGCTTCCAGAACTTCTCTGCGCGCGTGGGGATGGGCACGGGGAACCTGAGCGACGGGAATCGCTATGGCTTCTCGCCGATGTCCCGCAACCGGGTGGAGATGGAGTTCGTCTACCGCTCCAGCTGGATCGCTGGTCAGGCCGTGGACACCTACGCTGACGACATGACCCGGCAGGGGATCGAGCTCAAGGGTGACATTCCCCCGGACGACATGGAGTCGCTGCAGAAGGCTGCTGGCCGGCTGCAGATCTGGGATGCGCTGAACGATACGGTCAAATGGTCGCGGCTCTATGGCGGTTGCGTCGCGGTGCTGATGATCGACGGTCAAAAGCCAGACACGCCGCTGAATCTGGACACGATCCAGAAGGGGCAATTCAAGGGACTGCTGCCGCTCGATCGGTGGGTTGTCCAGCCCACGCTACAGGATCTGATCACCGACTTCGGCCCTGAGATGGGGAAGCCGAAGTTCTACGACGTGATCGCGGACGCTCAGGCCCTGGTGAATATGCGCATCCATCACTCGCGGGTGATTCGGGTGGAGGGCGTTGACCTGCCGTATTGGCAGCGGATCGCGGAGAACGGCTGGGGCCAGTCTGTGCTTGAGCGCCTATGGGATCGCCTTGTGGCGTTCGACAGCACCACGCAAGGGGCTGCTCAGCTGGTGTTCAAAGCGCACCTTCGCACCTATAAGGTCCAGAACCTGCGCGAGGTCATCGCCATGGGTGGCAAGTCCTACGACGGGCTTCTGAAGCAGATCGACATGATCCGTCAGTTTCAGTCCAACGAGGGCATGACCCTCATGGACAGCAATGACGAATTCGAGGCCCACCAGTACACGTTCGCGGGCTTGAATGATGTTCTCCTGCAGTTCGGCCAGCAAATCAGCGGCGCGCTCGGCATTCCGCTGGTGCGGTTGTTCGGTCAGTCTCCGGCGGGCTTGAGCAGCACGGGCGAGAGCGACATCCGCAACTACTACGACAACGTCAAGCAGCAGCAGGAGCGACGGCTTCGCACGGGAGTGGGGAAGGTCTACGACGCGCTCTTCCGCTCGGAACTGGGCGAGCCGCCACCAGAGTCGTTCGACTTCGAGTTCAACCCGCTGTGGCAGGTGTCGGACACCGACAAGGCCACGATCACGACGGCCATCACCAATGCGGTCGTTGCGGCTTCCGATGCGGGGATCGTCGACCGTGCAACAGCCCTGAAGGAACTGCGGCAGTCGTCGCACGTTACCGGCGTCTGGTCGAACGTGACGGACGAGGACATCAAGGAGGCGGAAGAAGAGCCGCCACCGGCACCGGAGTTGCCCGATGAAAACGCAGGACCGGGCCAAGATCCCGCAGCAGAACTTTCGAAACCTAGCGAGGCCGAAGCAGGCGGAAAGGGTGTACGAGCGGCAGCTTAGGCGCCTGGCAGAGACGGTTGGCAATCTGATCGCCGGAGCGAAGCCGCTTGACCCGGCCAACGTTCCAACCATCAATCAGATGCTACGGGCCTATGCCGATGCACTGACCCCGTGGGCCACAGCGACGGCAGCGCAGATGGTAGAGAGCGTGAACAACCGCGATCTCGCAGGGTGGAAGCAAGTTAGCACGGAGATGTCGAAGGAACTGCAGCGGCAGATTCAGAGCGCTCCGGTGGGCGAGACGCTTCGTCAGTTGATGGCCGAGCAGGTCACCCTGATCAAGAGCATTCCTCTCGATGCGGGTCAACGACTCCACGAACTGACGATCAAGAGCCTGGAGGACAGCACCCGGGCGAAGGAAATCGCGGCCGAGATCATGCGCTCGGGTGAGGTGGCGAAGAGCCGAGCGACTCTGATTGCTCGCACCGAGGTAGCGCGCACATCGTCGAATCTCACCGAAGCACGAGCCACGGCCATCGGCTCGACGCACTACGTATGGCGCACCAGCCATGACAGCACGGTGCGACCAGATCACAAGGTGCTCAACGGCAAGGTGTTCGCCTGGAAAGACCCTCCGGTCGCTGACCAGCATAGCGGCGCGCGCGCGAATCCAGGGTGCATCTACAACTGCCGGTGCTTTGCGGAACCGATCCTGAGCGAGTGACCATGAAGCAAAAGACGATCGACCGAGGCCGTTTCTACACGACCGAGGACCTCGGCGCCAAGCGCAGCACAACCCCGGAGGGCTTTCTCGTCTGCCAGGACGTGCCTATCGCTCGCACGGGAATGCAGCGCTACACCGATGAGGAGCTGCCGCTCGAAGGAATCAATGGCGAGGTCCGCATCGATCGGCTGGAAGAGGAAGTTTTCCGAGCAGAAACGATCGCCAGCTTCGAAGGCAAGGCCGTCACGGTAGAGCACCCGAACGAGTTCGTGAGCCCCGAGAACTGGCAGCAACTGGCCATCGGCACGGTGCAGAACGTGCGCCGCGGCTCTGGGATCGAGAACGACCTGCTGATCGCAGACCTTGTCATCACCGACGCCAAGGCGATCGAGTATGTCAACAAATCATTGCCCGAAGTGTCCGCCGGCTACGAGGCGGCCTACGAGCAGACCGAACCCGGACGCGGGGTACAGCGTGACATCGTGGGGAACCACGTTGCCTTAGTTGAGCGAGGCCGAGCTGGCCCGCGTTGTTCAATCAAAGATGAGGAACCGAAGATGAAAAAGCGCAGCTTTTGGGATCGGATCATGACCGCCGTCAAGGCGAAGGATGCCGACGCCGTCAAGGAAGAACTGGAGTCCATGGACGCCGATGGCGACGACAAGGACGACGAGAAGGAAAAGGACAAGGACAAGACCGGCGATTCGCTGGGCAAGATCCTCTCCAAGCTTGCATCGATGGATGCCGACATCCAAGATCTGAAGAAGACCAAGGATGCCAAGTCCAAGGACGATGACGACGAGGATGGCGACGAGACCACCGACACGGTCCTGGAAGCAGAGAAAGCCGATAAGGACGACACCGCCAAGGTGCTGTCCGGCGACTCGCTCAAGGCTGTCCTCTCGCGCGCCGAGATCCTGGTCCCCGGCTTCGCGCTCAAGACCACGGACGGCAAGGCCGCGACGGTCGACGTGGACAACCACATGCGCGCCGTTCTCGAGAAGGCTTGTGCAACCGACGAAGGGAAGGCGCTTGTTGCGCCGTTTCTCGCCGGCCGTGAGCTGAAGACGCTCACCGGCGATTCGCTCGCCTCTGTGTTCACTGGTGCGGCCGAACTGGCGCGCGCCAAGAACAACTCCGCTGGCACTCGCAAGAGCGCTGCAACCCGCGACTTCGGTCCCACGCAAGCTGTGACCGCCATCAATGCCCGTAACCGGGATTTCTGGGCAAACCGTTCCGCCCGCTAACTTAGAGGAAACCTGAAATGACCGCATTTCTCTATCGCATGCCTTCGGGCATTCCGGGCGACGTTACCCGTCAGTCGCTCTCCACCATCGAGACGCAAGTCCTGAACAGTTCGCTGCCTTTCCCGGGCTTCGGCCTGCCGGGCAAGGTCGTGTCCGGCGCGTTCGTGCCGATCACCACGGGCGACGTTTCGGCGTCGGTCTACGGTCTTCTGGTGCGTCCGTTCCCGACCCAGGGCGCGAATGCCAGCGATCCGCTGGGCACCAGCGTGCCTCTCACGACCGGCACGGCCAACATCCTGCGCCGCGGCTACATCAACGTGAAGGTGAATGCGGGCACTGCCTCCCTGGGCAGCACCGTGTACATCCGCGTGGCGACGCCGTCCGGCGCGAAAGTCATCGGCGGCATCGAAGCTGCTTCGGATACGACCAACACCATCACCGTCACTGGCGCCTCGTTCATGGGTCCGGCTGACGCCAACGGCAACGCCGAAATCGCCTTCAACATCTGATAGGAGCAAACACATGTCTGCTTTCAAGTCCCCCGAACTGACCGCTGTTGCGGCAGCCGCCCGCCGACTGAAGTTCCAGGACGGCCTTCTCACCTTCGATGCTCAGACCATCGACTCCGCCGGTTCGTTCCTGATCGGCGAGCTGGAGCGGCTCGACCCGCGCCTGCATGAACCCTTGGCCGCGGTGACGTGGTCGCGGGACATCGACCTCCGCGAGGATGTGTCGATCGCCGACGAGTTCTCGGCCTTCACCAACAGCACGTTCGCGTCGCCCAACGGCGTGACGGGCTCGAACAAGGCATGGGTCGGCAAGGACGCCAATGCGATCCTTGGCGTGTCTCTGGACATCGGCAAGACCACCACGCCGTTGAACCTGTGGGCCATGCAACTGGGCTGGACCCTCCCGGAACTGGAAAGCGCCCAGAAGCTCGGTCGCCCGGTCGATCAGCAGAAGTTCGCCGGCATGCAGCTGAAGTACCAGATGGACATCGACGAGCAGGTCTATCTGGGCGACACCGGCCTGGGCCTGACTGGCATGCTGAACCAGACCCTGATGACCAACGTCGCGAACGCGGTCACCGGCAGCTGGACCACCACTGCCACGGCTGCCCAGATCCTGGCCGACGTGAACGAACTGCTGAACAGCGTCTGGGCTGGCAGTGGCTACGCTGTTTGCCCGGACACCCTGCTGCTTCCCCCGCTGCAGTACGGCTTCCTGGTGGCCAACCTGGTCAGCACTGCCGGCAACATCTCGATCCTGGAGTTCCTGAAGAACAATAGCCTGAGCAACAGTGTGAACGGCCGACCGCTGAACATCCTGCCGCTGAAGTGGCTCACCGGCACGACCCGTGGCGGTCAGGGTCCAGGCTCTTCGGGCAAGGACCGGATGTACGCCTACACCAAGGACCCGATGCGTATCCGCTTCCCGCTGGTGCCGCTCCAGCGCACCCCGCTGGAGTACCGTGACCTGCGCCAACTGACGACCTACTTCGGTCGCCTGGGCGCGGTGGAACTGGTCTATCCGGAAACGACCGGTGCCCGAGACGGCATCTAAGCGCCGGGTTGTCGAGCCCTTCACCCTCATTACCGGCACCTCGGAACGCAAGTACCAGGTAGACGAAGTGATCGAGGGTGAGGTGGCCGAACACTGGTACGCTCAGCACCATAGCGAACCGGTCAAGGAACCCACCCGAAAGAAGCCATGACGCCCAACACGTTCCGCCAGGCATTTCCGGAGTTCGCCAGTACGTCCGACTATCGTGATGGTCAGATCACGTTCTGGATGACGCTCGCGGGGAATCTGCTCAATGCGGATCGGTGGGGCGACATGCTCGATCTCGGAACCATGCTCTACGTGGCTCACCACCTGGCGCTCGGCACCCGTGATCAGCAGACAGCGCAGGCTGGAGGCGTTCCTGGAATGGTGAACGGTCCGCAGTCTGCCAAGGCTGTCGACAAGGTCAGCGCAAGCTACGACACGGGCGCTGTTGCTCTCGAAGGCGGCGGGTTTTGGAATTCGACCATGTACGGCATCCAGTTCCTGCAACTGGCTCGCTATGCTGGTGCGGGCGGGGTGCAGATGTGAGCGGGAGCCTGAAACTGCGGGTGGACAAGTTGTCTGCCCTGGTGAAAGGCATCAATGCGCTGACCCGGAAGGATGTGCTCGTCGGCGTGCCCGAGGCGGATGCGACGCGCAGCGACGATGGTTCGACCGAGGCGATGAACAACGCCACGTTGGCCTACATCCACGACAACGGCAGCCCAGCCGCAAACATTCCGGCCCGGCCATTCATGGGGCCTGGTATCAAGGCGGTGCAGCCGAAACTGGAAGAACGCCTGAAGGCAGCCACGAACGCGGCGCTGGATGGCCAGATCCAGAAGATAGAGCCGCAGCTCGAAGCTGCAGGATTGATCGCTCAAACCAGCATCAAGAAGACGATCAACGATGGCGAGTTCGCTCCGCTGGCAGCATCCACCATCGCGAATCGCTTCCGCAGTCGTCAAACCAAGTCCCAGCGCAAGGCTGAACTTGAGTACCTGGAGATGGTCGCCAACGGCGTCCCTGAGGAACTCGCCCAGAATGTCGCCGGCATCCAACCCTTGGTGAACACCGGGCAGCTCCGCAATAGCATCAACTACGTGGTGCGCGGCGATAAATAGCACAGGGTGGAACCAGGTTCCACCCTAGATTTCCCGGAGGCCGGATGGCACTTCTCGACGTCACCGACATCCTCTCGGATCCGGACTTCATGAACACGGGGCTGGTGTGTGAGCGCACTTCTCAGACCGTGGGCGAGGATGGGATCGCAGTCAACACGGTGCGCCTGATCACCTTCTCGGCCGTCGTCACCAACGACAGTGGCGACATCCTGGAGCGCATTGCCTCGGGTGAGCGGGTGAAGGGGAATATCACCCTGCACACCAAGTTCGTCTTGACGGATGGCGACGACGGTCTGACGGCGGATGTCGTTCGGTGGCGCGGCAAGCGCTACACGGTGAGTAATGTGGCCGACTACAGCCATTTCGGACGCGGCTTCACGGTTGCGAACTGCGACATCATTCCGCTGGCGGGGTAGGGCATGGGCAACACATCCGCAACCGGGGGCTACCTTGGCCCCGCGGTAGTCTCGCCGCCGCTGGAAGATTCTGATCTCGATGCTGTCTTCCAAGGACTGGTCGCCGGTATCACCGGCCTGGATGGATCGCTCGTGCGACCGCGCTGGCAGCCGACCAGCCCAAAGCAGCCAGAACCGTCGATCAACTGGTGCGCGATCGGTGTGACTGTGATCAACCCGGATGCTGGGGCATACATCGAGCACAGCCCGACCGGCGACGGATCGGACAACATGCAACGTCACGAGGACATCGACCTAGCCTGCACGTTCTACGGCCCTCTGGGCGCCACGTTCGCGGCGATGCTGCGCGACGGCCTGTCGATCCCCCAGAACCTCGACTTCCTTCGCTTGCAGGGCATGGGCTACATCGAATGCGGGCTGGCGCGGGCGTTCCCCGAGCTCTTCAACCAGCAGTGGATCAAGCGCTTCGACATCACGGCCCGGTTTCGCCGGCAGGTGAAGCGCACCTATGGCGTTCTGAACATCCTGAGCGCAGACCCCATCCTGATCTCCGACGAGATCGGGATCATTTCCAACTAACGAGGATCACGCCCCATGGCAAACCTTGGACTTCCTGTCAGCAACGTCGTCAACGTTCAAGTGGTCATGTCGCCTGTGGCGGCGGCGACCCGAAACTTCGGAAGCCTGCTGATCGCCGGTGACAGTTCGATCATCGACACGACCGAGCGGCTGCGCCTCTACACCACCATCGCGGCCGTGGCTGCTGACTTCGGTACGAGCGCGCCGGAGTATCAAGCGGCCGCCCTCTACTTCGGCCAGACGCCTCAGCCCTCGTACATGTATATCGGCCGCTGGGCTCGCACCGCCACGGCAGCGATCGTGCGTGGCGGACTGCTGTCGGCTGCTGCTCAGGTCATGACGAACTGGACCGTGATCAGTGCAGGCAGTTTCGCGATCACGATCGATGGTGTCGTCAAGACCCTCTCGGGGCTGAGCTTTACTGCCGCGTCGAACCTGAACGCGGTGGCGAGCACGATCACCACAGCCCTGTCGTCTGCAGGTACTTGCGTGTGGAACGCCACCTACCAGCGCTTCGAGATCTCCAGCGCAACGACCGGGGCCGGAGTCAAAGCGGCCGGCACGATCACGATGAGCACGAACCCGTCCGCAAGCGACACGGTCGTCATCGGTGGCACGACCATCACCTTCGTTGCATCCGCCCCGACTGGCAACCAGGTCCTGATCGGCACCTCGGCGGCGAACACTGCAGCGAACCTGCAAGCGTTCCTGATCGCTTCGAACGATGTCAACATCGTCAAGTGCGCCTACGCAACCAGCGGCGCGGTGACGACCCTGACCTACACCTCGGTCGGCACCGCGGGCAACGCGTTCACCCTGGCGAAGACTGGCACCAACATCACTGTCTCGGGCGCGACCCTGAGCGGCGGCGTGAATGCCTCGTCGATCACCTATGCCACCCCGACTGGCTCGGGCACTGACATCTCCACGATGCTGGGCCTGACCAGCGGAGTTGCGTCGACGCCGGCTCAAGGCTCCAGCGCCGAGACTGCGGCGGCAGCGGTGGCCGCCTTCGACAACATGTCGAACGATTGGTATGGCCTCTACTTCGCCGCTTCGGTCGCCATGGCTGACTCGGACAATCTGGCTGTCGCTGCATACATCGAGGCGGACAACACCTCGCGCATCTACGGCGTGACCACGCAGAACGTCCTGGCCCTGGTGCCGACCAGCAGCGCGGACATCGCGAGCCAGCTCAAGGCGCTCGGCTACAAGCGCACTTTCGTGCAGTTCTCCAGCTCGAATCAGTTTGCCGCGGCTTCGATCTTCGGCCGGGCCTTCACGGTGAATTTCGGCGGCTCGAACACGACGCTGACGATCAAGTTCAAGCAAGAGCCGGGCGTGGTGGCCGAGACGCTGACCTCCAGCCAGGCTGCGGCGCTCGCCGCGAAGAACTGCAATGTCTTCGTCGCCTACAACAACAGCACGTCGATCATCCAAGAAGGCGTGATGGTGAACGGGTACTTCTTCGACGAAGTCCACGGCACCGATTGGCTGCAGAACGACGTTCAGACCGCCGTCTACAACCTGCTCTACACCAGCACGACCAAGATTCCGCAGACCGATGCGGGAGTCAACCTGATCCTGTCGACGATCTCGAAGGAGCTCGATCAGGCGGTGACCAATGGCCTGGTGGCTCCAGGGGTCTGGAACGCGGCCGGCTTCGGTGCGCTGAACCAGGGCGACACCCTGAGCAAGGGTTACTACGTCTATGCCCCGCCGATCGCCACGCAGAACCAGTCCGATCGCTCGGCACGGAAGGCCCCGGTGATCCAGTGCGCGATCAAGCTGGCCGGTGCAGTGCATTTCGTGAACGTGGTCATCAACGTCAACCGCTAAGAGGAATCTCCAATGTCGACTTACAGCTTTCAGGATGTCCAGGCTTCGCTCGTGGGCCCGACCGGCATTCTCAGTCTGGGCTACGGCGCCGCGGTGGCGGACGAGGGCATCACGATCGAGATGGCCGGCGACAAGAACACGATGCTGATCGGCGCTGACGGCGAAGGCATGCACTCGCTGCACGCCGACAAGTCCGGCACCGTCACCGTGCGGCTGTTGCAGACCTCGCCCACGAACGCCAAGCTCCAGGTCATGTACGACGCGCAGACGCTCACCAGTTCCCTGCACGGCCAGAACCTGATCACGATTCGCAACCCCATGAGCGGGGATGTGACGACCGCCCGTTCGTGCGCGTTCAAGAAGAAGCCAGCCTTGAACTACAAGAAGGATGGCGCGATCGTCGAGTGGGTGTTCGACAGCATCAAGATTGATTCCGTGTTGGGCACCTACGCATGATCGAGTTCGATCTGAACGGGCAGCTCTACCGCATGGGAAAGCTGGATGCGATGCGCCAGTTTCACCTGTCGCGGCGGATCGCCCCGATCATCCCGACGCTGATTCCGGTGTTCGTGAAGCTCTCGAAAGAGGGCGGCCTGAACCAGGACCTGGGTGGCTTTGCGGAACTGCTTGGTCCCTTCGCGGACGGCCTCGCTACGATGTCAGACGAGGTCGGCGAGTACATCATCTCCACCTGCCTGAGCGTAGTACAGCGCGGAAACGGCCAGACCTGGGCGCCGGTGTGGAGCGCTCAGGCGAAGGCTTGCATGTTCGACGACGTTGACCTGAGCGCGATCATGCAGATCGTCATGAAGGTCATTCAGGAGAACCTCGGCCCTTTTATCGGCGGCATCCTTATGAGCCAGCAAGGATCGCTGATGCCGTCGAAGCAGACTGGCTGACCCTTCCTGACGGTGAGGACATGCTCCTCGCCCCCGTGCTCGCTGGCATGTGCCGGTACGAATCGCTCAAGGATGGGACGCTCGATCTCTTCGACATCGCCTTGATGAACGATGCTCTCGCCGTGCGTGCTGACAACGAAGCCCTCGCGCAGGAACAACTGAGAAAGCAGCATGGCCACTGAGACGATGCGCGACTATCTGGTAAGTGTCGGATTTCGCGTCGACGAGCAGAGCTTCAAGAAGTTCATCGGTGGCATCGAGGCCTCTGCCAAGGCCGTCGGCGGCCTCGTGGCGGCCATCGAAGGCGCCGCGCTGGTGGTGGGTGCGGCGGTGTCCCGCTTCGCGTCCAACATGGAGGCGCTGTACTTCGCGTCGCAACGTACTGGAGCGAGTGCGACCAACATCAAGGCGTTCGAGAAGGCTGCTCAAAACTTCGGGGCATCGAGCGAAGAGGCCCTTGGCTCGGTTGAGGCGTTGGCGCGCTACATGCGCAACAACCCTGGGAGCGAGGGGTTCCTGCAGTCGCTGGGTGTCCAAACCCGGGATGTGAACGGCAAGATGCGCGACACGGTCGACATCATGGCCGACCTCGGCAGGGAGATGGCCAAGAAGCCGCAGTACCTGGCCAACCAGTACGCGGGCATCTTCGGCATCAGCGAGAACACCATGCTCGCGATGCGCAACGGTGAATTCCAGAAGCAGCTTGAGGAACAGCGGCGTCTTCTGGCCGACGCGGGGTTCGAGAAGGCCACCAAGGACGCGCACGAGTTCGAAATCAAGCTGCGCAGTCTCCAGACGCGTATCGAGGCCATCGGCGTGCAGATCGGCCTGAGCCTGATCGACGCCTTGGGGCCGCAGATGGAAGAGGCGGCGAAGTGGTTCGACAAGAACGGCAAGCAGATCGGCGAGGTTGTCGCCGGCATTGCTAAGGGGATCCTGACGGCCGCAGGCTTCATCACGCCGATCCTGAAGACCATCGCCGACGGCTGGAAGAACGTCTACGGCTGGGTGAAGCTGCTGGGTGAAGAGATTAACAAGGCGATCCCCGAGAATTGGAGCGACAAGATCGGTGCTGGCACGGCATGGCTGCTGGAAAAGCTGGGGATCAAAGACAAGGTGGACGAAGCTATCGGGTTGAACGGCCCCACTGGAGCCGCGAAGCCATCGGCGCCGGCCTCCGGGACAGAGCAGTCAACCGTCGCGTACTTCGTCAGCAAGGGCTGGACGAAAGAGCAGGCGGCCGGGATCGTTGCCAACCTCAAGCAAGAGAACTCGAACTTCGATCCTAAGAAGTTAGGTGACAACGGACAGGCCGTCGGCATTGCTCAGTGGCATCCTGACCGACAGGCCGCATTCAAGGCGCAGTACGGCAAAGAACTTAGCCAAGCATCCCTGCAGGAGCAACTCGAGTTCGTGAACTTCGAACTGACCAAAGGGTCGGAGGCAAAGGCCGGAGATCTGCTTCGGGCCAGCAAGAATGCCCGCCAAGCTGGAGAGATTGTCAGCCGCTATTACGAACGCCCTGGCAAGGATGAAGACGCGCGTGCTCGGGAAGCCGCCAATCGTGGCGCATCCGCCGTGCAGATCAGCCAGACGACAAACATCAATGTTGCTGGCGGCGATGCCGCGTCTACTGGCAAAGCGGTGGCCAGCGAGCAGGGGCGCGTGAATGAAACTCTCGTGCGAAACACTCAATCGGCGGTAAGCTGATGGCAATCTCTGACTACCTATCGCTGACATCGCCGAGCGTCATCGGCGGCATCGAGATCCAGGCTACGTTGGAGGAGAACTACTCCGACACCCTGCAGATCACCGAGCAACCGGTAGAGCAGGGCGCGTCGATCACCGACCATGCCTACAAGCGTCCGTCAGAGGTCGTCATCCGGTGTGGGTGGTCGAACAGTTCTATCGACGCCTTGGCAGGAACGTTCTCGGCATTCTTCGATGGGGGTAGTGCATCGGGTTCGAGCTACATCGATGGCGTGTATTCCCAACTGCTCGCCCTGCAGCAGGGTCGGCAGCCGTTCACCATCACCACGGCCAGGCGGCAGTATTCGAACATGCTGCTCGTCGCCCTCCAGGTCACGCGCGACAACAGGACTAACGACTTGTTGATGGTATCGGCGACGTGCCGGGAAATCATCATCGTCAGCACGCAGGCAACGACTCTGCCGCCCTCGGCCAATCAGGCGAACCCTGCCAGCACTGCGGAGACCGTGGATGCTGGCGTGAAGCAACCACAGACCGGCGCCACTCCATCACCAGGAGGCGCCCTGTCGCCTTCCGAATGGACGGGCTGAAATGGCTAGTATCTTCGTCATCCCCCTGAGTTCGACGCCACAGACGTTCAAGATCACGCTTGGTGCCGTCGACTATCGGATGACGTTGACCTACCAGAACGTCGATCAGGGCGGATGGGTTCTGGACATCGCCGATTCGAACAACGTGCCGATCGTCTGTGGAATTCCGCTGGTGACCGGCATCGACCTGCTCGGCCAGTATTCCTACTACCAGTTCGGCGGCCAGCTCTTCGTGCAGACCGCGCACGATCCCGATGCGACGCCGACCTTCGACAACCTGGGCACAGAGGCCCTGCTCTTCTGGGTGACGCCGTGACAAACACCTCGCTATCCGTCGACACGACCGAAATCGAGCAGCAGATTGAGCATCTTCGGCTACTTCTTGAGGGCGTCCCGGATTTTTTGCTCAGCGAAGCGCAAGGCCTCTGCCTTCGCTTTGTCGAGAGCCTGGGCTCTCACCTCGTCCTCGGTGATCTGGTGACCGCAGGCGCTACAGGGCTGCACTTCGCTGCCAGTTTCGGAAGTGGCTATCATGATCTGGTGGTCGCATTGCGGGCACTTGACGGCAAGCGTTCCGAGGTTGTGAATAGTCATGGAGTCCCCTTGCGAGGTGATGTTGTGGAAGACTCATCTTCGCATGGGGGCCTCCCATGAGCGTTCAGCAGTACCTGCGCAAGGCCAGCCTCCTAATCGGAGATGCGACGGGCAACGGGATCGACCTATCGGCTTTGCGATTCGCCTTCTCGATTCGAAGAGGTGACATGCAGACGCCGAACAGCGCTGAGATTCGCGTCTACAACGTCTCCGACGCTACTGCCTCGAACATCATGCAGCGCCTGCCGGCGCCCGAATTCACCCGCGTTGTGATCCAGGCCGGCTACGAGGGCAATTTCGGCGTGATCTTCGACGGGTCGATCAAGCAGGTCCGGCATGGTCGAGAATCGCAGACCGACACCTATCTGGACCTTTCGGCGGCCGATGGCGACAGTGCCTACAACTTCTCGGTCACAGCTCTCTCGCTGGCCGCCGGCGCGACGCCGCAGGACAAGATCCAGATGGTTATCCGCGATATGGCGCGGCACAACGTGTCTCAGGGCTACATGCCTGCGAACCTGCAGGGCAACCCCACGCCGAGGGGCGAGGTGCTGTTCGGCATGTCTCGTGATCAGCTGCGAACCATTGCCAGGGACTCGGCAGCCGGCTGGAGCATCCAGGACGGGAAGGTAGATTTCATTCCGCTCACCGAATACAAGCCCGGCGAAGTTCCAGTGATCACGAGCGCCACCGGGATGATCGGGCTTCCCGAGCAGACCCAGAACGGCATCAAGCTGATCACGCTGCTTAATCCGAGCATCAAGATTGGCCAGGCGGTGAAACTGGACAACGCGAGCATCCAGCGCGTTCGTGTCGGGCTTGGCTCCGATCAGACCCAGTCGCTTGAGCGGCAGACGCTCGGGCAGTTCGGCACGACCATCAACAGCGACGGCCTGTACTACGTCATGCGCGCCGACCACAACGGGGACACCCGCGGCAACGACTGGTACACGCACCTGATCTGCCTCGCGATCAACGCGGATGTGCCACTGTCCAGCGCGGGCAGCAATGTAACGACGATCGGGCAGCCCTACGTCGATTCGATCAAACCCTTTGGTTAGGGCGCACTGCCTCTGGGTGGGAGTGGTGCACCGGGCCTAGATTGCTCGACGATCTTCTTCTGCTCATCGAGGTATCTTTTGAAATTCGCTCCCGCGTCGAAATTCGTCTCGATAATCGAGGCGCTTTGTCCATCCGGGTTGACCTTGGCGTGAGCAAATAGAACCGTCGAAAAGGTTTGAACGCCTACGGATGGTCCCGCAACTAGGACATTCTTTCCCGTCTCCGTGACTCCAGCACACACGGGGACGCTGGTCATAGTGGCCGCGATCATCGATTCGTGACCATTGATATTCGTGAACGGGCACGCGCGCTCTGGATAGAGCACCAACGCCCATGAAAGCGGGTAGCTGCCAGCTTTCATGCCGGCGTCGACGATTTGGAGCCAGACCAGTTCCGGCTTCGCTGTGGACTTTCCCTGCGCGAGACAGGCCATTGAAACGCAGGCGGCCACAACCGCTGCAATACACCTCTTCATGGATTCCCCTCCAGATGGACAGACGCGAACGATATGACGACCCTGAAGAGGCGACTCGGATTGCCTTCGAGGGGAACCAAGCCAGCCTCTGGACCGCGCTGCCCGGCATTGTGCAGTCTTTTAACCCGGGTGCAATGACGTGCGTGGTTCAGCCGTCGATCAGCCTTCAGGCGCGGGCGTCGGACGGAACCACATCGCCGATCAATCTCCCGCTCTTGCTGGACTGCCCGGTGGTGTTTCCGAGCGGGGGCGGAGCGACCTTGACCTTTCCGATCAAGGCTGGCGACGAGTGCCTGGTGGTGTTCAGCTCGCGCTGCATTGATGGCTGGTGGCAGCAGGGCGGCGTGCAAGGGCAGACGCGCATGCGTATGCACGACCTATCCGACGGCTTCGTGCTGGTCGGTCCACGGTCGCAGCCGCGCGTGCTCAGCAGCGTCAGCACGACGACCGTCCAACTGCGCAGCGACGACGGATCGGCTTTCATTGAGCTCAACCCAACGAGCCACCAGATTCACGCGAAGACCTCAGGCGACATCGTCGCGGAGGCGACGGGGAATGTCACCCTGACCGGTGCGCAGGTAATCATCAATGCGCCGGTCATCCAGTTGAACGGCAACGTGACCCAGACCACGGGCTCCGGCACCGCGGGCGTCACGCTCCAAGGCCCGCTGCACGTCAACACCGAAGTCACCGCCCAGACCACGCCGCTGCACACCCACGCCCACACGGGCGTCACGACGGGTGCCGGCAACACTGGCGGCCCGACGCCGTAAGGGAGATCGGATGCGCTACAGAAAGCTCAGTGCCTCCGGTGACTACACCTTGGGCTCGAACGCGTTCCTCGTGGATAGCCCGGATGCCGTCGGTCAGGCCGTGGAGACGCGCCTGGCACTCTGGCTCGGGGAGTGGTTCGTCGACATCACGGACGGAACGCCGTGGAACGAGCAGGTTCTCGGGAAGAGGCTTCCAGGCCGGAACCCTGATGCTGCGATCAAGGAGCGCATCCTCGGAACGCAGGGAGTGTCTGAGATCGTCAGCTACAGCAGTTCCTTCGACGGCAATTCGCGAAAGCTCAGCGTCGCCGCCACGATCAACACGGTCTACGGAACGACCACCATCGAGGTCACTCAGTAAATGGCATCTCCCACCGCACCGACCGTTGACGCCACCGGGATCAGCGCGCCGTCGTTCGCCAGCATCCTGGCCTACCTGCAGGCCCAGTACCAGGCGATCTATGGCGCCGACGTGTATCTTGGCAATGACTCTCAGGACGGGCAGTTCCTGGGGATCATGGCGGCGGCAATCAACGATGCCAATGCGGCCACGATAGCCGTCTACAACAGCTTCAGCCCGGCTACGGCTCAAGGCAATGGCCTGTCCAGCAGCGTCAAGATCAACGGCATTGCGCGCGCGGTCGCCACGAAAAGCACGGTAAATCTCACGCTGGTTGGCGTGGCTGGTACGGTCATCGCGAACGGCATCGTTGCCGATGTGAACAACATCAACTGGGCGCTCCCGGCCTCGGTGACAATCCCGGCGAGCGGCACCATTACGGTGACCGCGACATGCCAGACGATCGGCGCGATTTCGGCCGGAGTAGGCACGGTGACGGCCATCCAGACCCCGACCTATGGTTGGCAGACGGCCACGAATGCCTCAGCGGCCTCTGTCGGGGCTCCGGTCGAATCCGACGCCGCTCTGCGTGTTCGTCAAGGCAACAGCGTGGCGCTGCCCTCCCTGACCGTCCTCGCTGGAGTCCTGGGTGCAGTGCAGGGCGTGACCGGTGTCACCCAGGCAGTTGCCTACGAGAACGACACGAATGCGACCGACTCGAATGGGCTGCCTCCGCATTCGATCTCACTGGTGGTGCAGGGTGGTGCTGCGCTTGCCATTGCTACGGCCATCTCGAACAAGAAGACTCCCGGCGCGTACACCTACGGGACAACCTCCCAAGTGGTGACGGATAGCATCGGTGTGGCGCACACCATCCGCTTCTACGTGCCGACCGCAGTCCCGATCTCAGTCGGTATCACCGTAAAGGCCCTGACTGGCTACACCTCCACGATCGGAACGCAGATCAAGGCAGCCATCGCGGCGTACATCAACGCGCTGCCGATTGGTCAATCGGTGTTCCTGACCCGTCTGTACCTGCCGGCTCAGTTGTACGGCGGGACCGGATCGACCAGCTACGAAGTGACCGTCCTGCAAATCAGCGCCAAGCCTGCGGCGGTAGGGAATTCCGACGTGGCGATTGCCTTCAACCAGAACGCTACTTGCGCCGTGGCCGACATCGCTCTGACGGTGATTTGATGACGATCTATACCGACCTCATTACCAGCGAACATGCCGACGCGCCGAACTTCGTGGCGATGGTTCAGGCTTTGTCGAATGGACTGTTGGACGCGACCAGTTTCGTTAGGACGCTACCGGCAGATTTCGATCTCGACCTGGCGGTGGGTGTGCAACTGGACGCCCTCGGCATCTGGATTGGTCTGTCGCGCTACGTGGCCATTCCCCTGACCGGGGTGTATTTCTCGCTCGACACAGCGGGTCTAGGTTTCGATCAAGGCAGTTGGCAGGGTCCATTCGATCCGAGCACTGGCCTAACAGCCCTGGATGATGCGACTTACCGCACGATGCTGCGCGCGAAGATTGGAGCGAATCACTGGGACGGCACGATGCCGAGCTTCCTGTCGATCGTGTCGCAGGTCTTCGCTGGGACTGGCGCAGTGGTTTTCGCATCCGACAACCAGGACATGAGCATGGATTTGTTCGTCGGCGGCCCTACGCCTTCGGCAGTGCTACTGGCCCTGTTGAAGAACGGATACCTGCTTCTCAAGCCGGAAGGGGTTCATCAGAACTTCTGGAAGCCGTCGGTAGGTGGATCGCCTTTCTTCGGCTTCGACGTTCAGAACTCGAACATCTCCGGCTTCGATACAGGCGCCTGGGCGATCTCCCTGTAGCAGCCCTTCTCCCTTATTTCCATAGCCCGCCGAGTGCGGGCTTTTTCTCGTCCTCTACTCCAGCAGGAATTCAATGGCAACAAACGACTTTCTCCCGTTCGCCTATGCCGGTGGCGCGAACGTGGTTAGCCAGGCAACGTATGCCGGCTTGTCTGTGCTTAGCACAGGGTATCAATCAGGCGTTGCAACGAGCGCTCAGTTGAACAAGACCTGGCGACAGTCGTCGATCATGGCTGCGGTGCTCGCTCAGTTCATCTCTGACAACACCGGTCAGAACTCGGTGGACGATGGGACGACCTCAACCCTGCTCGCCAATCTGAAGACGGCGACGACGGGTCGCCTACTCAACGTCCAGACCTTCACCGCCAGCGGCACCTATACCCCCAGCCCAGGGACCACCCGGATCCTGCTGAAGGGGCAGGGCGCGGGCGGCGGCGGGGGTGGTGCTCTCGCCACCGCGGCGGGTCAGATCTCGGTTGGTATTGGCGGCGCAGCGGGCTCCATCGGGGAGTCGTTCATCACGTCGGGCTTCGCGGGCGCCACTGTGACGATTGGCGCTGGGGGCACCGCCGGCTCAATCGGCGCTGGTGGGAATGGCGGTTCGAGCACGTTCGGCGCGCTGATGACTCTCACCGGCGGGACTGGTGGAGCAGCTGCAACGGCTGCCGCCGTGATCAACAGCCCTGGAGCAACTTGCGTCGCAGGATCCGGCGGAAACATCCTCAACCTGGCGGGGCAGAACTCGGCTCAGGCTGCGTGCTCGTTTGCTGCGGGCTTCGTCGTCGGCAGTGCCGGCGCAAATAGCTTGTACGGCGGTGGCGGCGGCGCTGGCGGCACGGGCGTCGGAGCGTCCGTTTCCAATGGCCTGCCTGCTTCCGGTCGTGGCTCTGGCGGCGGCGGATCTGCCGCTGGTGCAGGCGTCGGTGGCTCTACGGGTGGCACGGGCGCCGGCGGGATTTTCGTCGTCTACGAATACGCATGACGGCATGAGCGATGAATACGAAACGCAACCAGACGAACTGCCCGGCGACGCTTCCCGTCGGCGGGCGCGCCTGGTGCGCGACATCGCTGAGGCGGTAACAGAAAAGCTGCCCGACGACTTTCTCTCCGCCGAAGAGCGCCGCTGGGTCCGCCTCGCAATTGCGAGGCAGGAGCAGTCGATCAAGTTCCGCGAGGCGGTGATCACCAAGACCCTCGCGGGCCTGGTGTGGGCGGCCATCGTTGGCATTGGCTACCTGCTGCTCGACTTCGCAAAAAACCACGGGTTCAAGCCATGAAATACGTGAAGCCGATCGCCATCGCGCTGATGCTGCTGGCTCTCGATCTCATCCTGCTGGCGCTGCTGATCACGCCTGCGGTCGTCGCAATCGCATTCGTGTTCGCGAAGTGGGATGAGAAGCCGAGCGCCGACAGCAATGGCCAGCACGCCGACGTGATCCGCGGCGACCTTCCGGCGTGGGCCTGGTGGTGGTCGACGCCGAACGAGCGATTGCCGGGGGGCACCTACGAGCCGGCCGTGTCCGCAGTGCTGGACCGCCATGGCCGCTTCTGGTGCTCGCTCTATTGGCTCGGCTGGCGCAACCGCATGCAGGGTCTGGCGGCCTCGTTTGGCGTGCCGGTACAGGGGCCCTGGCCGCCTGAGCCAGGGCTCTACGACAACGGGCCGCTGTGGTGGTGGCGCAAGGAGATCCAGCTCAAGGTGGGCTGGCGCACCTATCTCATCGGCACGACCTGGTTCGCGGTGCCGTGCTTCACGTTCACGAAGGCCTGACCATGACCGACCGCAACACGTCGATGCCGCTCCTCGAGGTCATCTCGACCATCCTCAACCCGGCGTTGGCCATGCTGCCGATTGCCTGGGATTCCCCGAAAGCGCGCCTGATGCTGCTGACCATCGGCCAGCAGGAGAGCCGCTTCCGCTACCGGCGTCAGCAGAACAACGGCCCGGCCGTCTCGTTCTGGCAGTGCGAGCAGGGCGGCGGCATCAAGGGCGTGCTCGGCAACCAGCTGACGGCCGGCGTCATGCACAACGTGTGCGCCGAGCGGGAGGTGGGCTTCAACGGCCCGGCCGTGTGGCTGTCGATGCAGGAAGACGACCTGCTCGGCTGCTGCGTCGCGCGCGCCGTGCTGTATTGCGACTCCGCGCCGCTGCCGCAGATCGGCGACGTGGAGGGCGCCTGGGACTGCTACGCGTTGCGCAACTGGCGCCCGGGCAAACCCAGGCGCGAGACCTGGAACGGCTACTACGACAACGCGCGCGCAGCGCTGGGGGTCTGACATGGATTGGCAAGCACTTTTGAAGACGGTGGCGCCCTGGATCGGCACGGCTATCGCGGGCCCTGCGGGTCCTCTCGTCGACATGGCGATCACCGCGGCGGCCAGCGCGCTCGGCATAAGCGAGCCGACAGCCGACAAGGTGAAGGCGGCGCTGTCAGGAATGACGCCCGAGCAAACGCTCGCGCTCAAGCAGGCCGACAACCAGTTCCAGGAACACATGCAGCAGATGGGCTTCACGCACATCGAGCAGCTTGAGGCCATTGCCGCCGGCGACCGGGCCAGCGCGCGAGATCTGCAGAAGTCGAGCCCTTCAATCATCCCGCCGACCCTGGCCATCGTCGTCACTGTAGGCTTCCTGGGCTTGCTGGCCGGCATGGCATCGAAGTACCTGACGCTGACTGACTCGCCGACGCTGCAGCTGCTGCTCGGCATGCTCGCGACCGCCTGGACGTCGATCATCTCCTACTACTTTGGCTCCAGCGCCGGCAGCGCCCGGAAGGACGAGCTCGCGGCCGGTGCACCCCCGCGAACGTGACGCTTGGTCAACTCCACTCAATGCGCCCCGGGCTTCGGCCTGGGGCGCTTTTCGCGTTTCAGGGTGGCCGATGCCCGCGCGCCCCGTGGCCTGCAAAGCCTACGCCGACTCCCAACAGCCTGTCGGGGCCTCTCGCTGAGCCTTGAGGGTTGATGGTGGCCGCCCCACTGTGGTGTGGGGTCGGCTACTGGTCGAGCATACGGTGTCGAGGGCTAGCTCGACACCGTGCAGGTCAGCCGTCAAGCAGCCCGGGGATGCTGCGGCGGGTTGAGACGTGGGGCGTTCGCAGCTCTGGTCTGCGTGATCATCAGAAGCTGGTCGAGCTTGGGGAGTGCCGATGGGTCGCGCTCTTTGAAGTACCCGGCCGCCCTCTGAGGCATCCACACTTGGTTGATATAGTTTCGAAAGGCCACGAGCACTTCGATAGGGTACAGCTTGGCGACCACTGTGCGGCCATCTTCGAATTCGTGCACGTAGGTGGGCAGTGAGTCGGTATCGATGTTCAGCTCGTCGCGCAGGAATTTGCAGAACATCTTTCCCTGTGAGATGTCCGGCATGAGACTCTCCGGAAGCGTGTATCCGCGCACCTCGAGCGGGGCGATCAACGTGTTTGTCATCTCTTGCAGGATGGAGAAGTGCGTCGGCGGAATTTTGCCCAAGTTCAGCATGTGGCGCCGAAGATGGTAAGGCAGCGTCGGCTCCTTCGGACGACTGGCTCCTGACATCCAGTCGTAAATCCATTCGGAGACCTGCACAGCAAAGTCGGCCGACAGCCATTGGGCCAGATGGATAGCCACCTTTGGGTGAACCCAGGTGCTGTGCGTGCCTTGAGGTGACGTAACCTGTTGATTTAAAAGCAGAACGCTAATCTGAGTTTTGGCAGAAAGCGCGCGAAGGAAATGACCGGTGGTCTCGTTTCGGAGATAGTTGTACCAGCGCTTGCCGGCTGCGTTGCACAGATCGGTGGCGTTGATATAGCCATCCTCAGCACGCTGTTGAATGATGCTGTCTGCGACGTGGTGCGAGATCAGGTTGAGAGACGATTGATGAGTTTGCGCAGGCATGGATTCCTCCAGTAAGTGCCCTGCTTCGGGGAAGGCTTGTTACGTTTTATGGCTTGATCGCCAGAGTGATCGCAACGTACAATCCCGTCAGCTCGTTACAAGTTCCGAGGTCGGTCCGGCAAGACTTATTGACTTCGGGGTAGAGCCCAATACCGACCTTAGGGTCGGTATTTTTTTGGGCTGAGCCGGGACGATGGCCATGCGTCAATCGACTCGATTCGCATGATACCGGGTTTGTCCTACAGCGCTGGAAAAGTCGCCCATTCTTTCTGTGGGTTAACCTGTGGATAACCCCGAAAAGGTTGGCTGTGGAGACCACTTAGGAAATTTCTGTTACGGTGCATCACCGACAAGCATGGGAGGGGTTTGACCAGCCTCCGCTGCTCGCGCAAGGCTTTGATTTCGTCAGTCATTCACCCCTCCCGGCATTGCGCGCACGGATGGCAACGAGTGGCCGTGAACTGTATGCAATCGAATTTGCCAGCCGCAGGCGCTCGTACTGGATGGCTCCTTCTGCCCACCGGATCACCATCGCATAGACGGCCTGCGCGTTGAAATCCATGTGCTCGATCTCATCATGCAGCCGCTCTCGGCGCTGTCCGAAGCCTTCGATCTCGTTCAGCCATTCGTCAGTCATGGTGCTCCTTCGGGGGGTGCAGGGAGGAGGTCTCGGCCAGTGCCGAAAAAGTTCTTTGTTACCACGCCGTTGACCTCAGCGTGGCTCATGATCCGCTGTACTGCGGTATAGCCCAGCCCGAGTTTTCGCGCCACGCGGGAGACCGACGTCGTGTTCTCTTTGCGCATGAACTCGATGACCTGCTGATAGCGTGCGCCGTCCTCCTCGCTCAGCGGGTCGAGCGGCTCGGCATCCACAACATCGAACGGGTTCCCGGCCAGCGGGCGAAGGGCTGCCACGGCTGCGCGGACATACTTCGGAACCTTGGCCGACTTGTCGTACGTTTCGAC